CATCAGCTGGATAGACAGTATCAAGACCAAACCTAAGTATCTTCATAATGTTTTGAGAGACCTCATTACATTCTTCAGCTGTTGTATACATTGTATACGCTTTATCTCTGTTCATTGATTTCCTCTGCTTGTACTACATAAAACATTTCACCGTTATAGTGATCTAAGAAGTCTTCTCTGACAAACTCATGGATGACAGTATCAATGTCAGCCATAGTTTCATCATGATTGATTTCGAAACAGCAAGTTACAACGTATCTTTTCATAGGTTCTCCGTGTGTATCTATAAGGTACCGTCTGCGGTTAGCTTGATTTTATTCAAGTTTATCCGTGCTATAGTACTCGTATACTCTTTTGACTGAGTCTCGGAGTATATGTACTTGCACTAAGTTCTCATGTGAGTCAACACTAAACAAGTATTTGTAGCTACGCTCATTGCTTAAATGTTTATACATTTTAAGCAAGCTGGCACATACAATAGCGTCTTCAGTATCGTCATCAATTTCGATCATTACCATTGCTCTGCCTCCAGTGGATCAATATAACCAAACCTGACTAGTGTATCCTTAACTTCAAAAGGTAATTCATATACACCATCGTAGTCAATTAAGAACATACCACGATCAAACCAGAGACCTCCACCTGACTCGTCACCAAGTTCATTGTGTTCAAACCAACCATAGTTAGTGCTAGGGCTTAGTTGAATCTCATAGTTTTGACCACCAAGCTTGATAGTGAAATCATGTTTAACAGCATTTGATTTAGCCATCAGTTTTCCTTATTAAGATTGTTTGAAAGATTGTAGTACAGAGGACTCATACGGGTTTTTAACTGTAGAAGCATAATAGTTTCAAGCTCAAGCATTTCTTGATCAGTACCATAAGCTAAGATAGTTCGTATAAACCTTGATGGACACTCGTTATACTCAGTCATAAAGCTTTCAGATGAGCATACATAACCGTCATCAGGTTTACCACGATGTTTACCGATGTACTTCTTATCGGTATCTTTATTAACCCACATGTACAGAAAGGATTCACCCTCTTGTTTGTAAGCCTCACTATCGTCTGCTAAATAGACAGTCTCTTGTGGAGTACCATCAATGTGATTTTGCCATATTTCTTTAACGTAGGCTACCATAGGATCACCCTTAGGGGCTTTCCAGAAGACTACAAAGGATGGCTGTCCTTCGTTGGCGCATAAGTATTCATAGACCCATTTGTTGTGGAGACCATTATACTCTTTACCTTCAATGGATACTTTAACCATTGCCTTGCCAGTACTGGAAGTATAAGTATCTACTTCATCTACAGTGCATTCATAGATGTCGAAGAACTTATGACTTCCAGCGACAAAACGTTTGACCGTCTTTATGTGGTTCATTTACAGAACTTTACCTTCAGTTTTAAACTTGATGAGTGCTTCAAGATACCACAGAGCTTTCTTTAACTCTTGCACTTCTTGGTCTTTGTTACCACATCGCATAAGGTACTTATACACTTGACCGAATAAGTGAGCTTCAACACCTGACTTACCCGCAAGCATGTCAACCATGAGTTCCATGTATTGTTTACCTGCGGCTACGTTCTTGTAGTGCTTAGGGTTAATATGATCTTTGTTTTCATACATATCAATTTCCTTGTTGTATTCTTGACCGAACACTTCAGACCATCCTTTTTGGATTTCTTCACGTTCTTTTTCAAGAAACTTTTTAGACTGGATATCAAAGAAGTCTTCGTTATCCCATGACGCTAAGATTTCTTTAGCACGTTGATCGCTTATTACTGTACTCATTAGTATACATCTCCGTTTAGGTTGATTTTGATATCTTCATAAGGGGCAGCAACCCTACGATAGAACTCTAGTTTAGCTCCTTCAAGAGCACCAACGATGTCGTTGATGGATTGATAACAAGGCATTGCATTGTAGTAGTCACGAATGAATGTAGTAATCATGAAGTTTAATTCACCTGCAGTACGTGGTTCATACTGCAACATGTGGTTTGATTGACGGTCTTCTTGAGTGATGTATGGCATATTTATTTGTAATTGTTAAAACGGCTTTGGTTATCTTTACGGTTTAGTATTGGTTCTACAATACCGTACAGCATGGCTAACACAGTTATAATACCCCAGATCGTTGCTATTACAATCATAAGTACTCCGAGAGAATTGTATCACAGGCTTTATCTACAGTTGAACGCCATTCAGTGACAAGGGATTCAAAGAATGGATGGATTGTTGAGTCACTAGCTTTGAATGCTACAACAGGGATTTTTAATATATAAGCAGCATAGAAGACTTCCATAGCAGTACCGTGTTTAGGTACTAATGGATTATCTAGGTTAGCTAAGATTAAGTCAGACTCACGGATATCACGAAGATCTAACTCAAAGATACGCTTCATGTATTTCTTTTCGAATGCATGAAGACGTCTGCATGGATTAAGAATCTTACACGTTGGAGCTAACAGGTGTGTGGCAGTTGAACGCCAACCTTTAGCTTCGTCAACAGACACATGTTCCATTGGACCCGCTAAGTATACTGTACGTTGTCTCATTTGGTTACTGTCTCCAAGTATAGACCTACGTTACCGATAGCATAACCTAGGAAAGCAATGCTTAGACCTGTACTGCCTTTAAAGAACAGGTCAACGCATACAGCTAAGTATACGAGACCGATGATTGCGATTAGTGTTGAACTCATAGTTCCTCTACAATTTTAAGTACATTAGCTGTAAACCAGAGACCGCCTTGTGATTCAGGTCTTTGATGACGTTCAAGATCATTGATAATTACTTTACACCATACACGACCTTTCTTAGATAAGTGTGGAGCAATAGGTTCAGCACATGCATGCCAACCAGGACGATGCTTATAGCCTTTTGTTTTATGATCTTCAGCAAAATACCATACATCAGTATTAAGCTTTTGTTTACGATTAATAAACAGTGGACCATAAGTACCGTCTTTACGTTTACGAAACAGTTTGTACGCTATCATTGTTTACCTCAGTAACGTCAGCCCATGCAGCAAAGTGATACACATCTTTATTTTCATCAAGGCAATAAGAGTACATACCATCGATGTTGATTAGCTTGTATGTTTTATCAAGATTAGGGTGTCTTGCTTCAGGCGGTATTTGGGTGTCACCGACTAGTCTGAAGTGAGAGCCTTTGGGTAGTTTGTATAGTTCCATATTAGATATCAAAGTTTACGTCAACAAGTTCCATTTCATCGGGATCATAACCGATTTCTTCATAGACTTTAGATTCAGCTTCTTCTTCATCAATGGCACAAACCCAGACAGTTCGTGTACGACTTACTTGAAAGCAATATTCGTTCATTGTTTATCCTTTATCCATGTGCAATCAAAACAGAGTTTCATCATATAACGAACAAACCAGTTAGGTTGTTTATCTTTGAGTGGTCGATAGCTAATACCATTACCAGCACTAGCACCGAACATGTAGCATACCCATTCAGATCTTTCAGGTTCTTTAATAAATTCCCATTTATTTTCGTAAACATATTTGAAGTCTTCTGGGTTGTATTCTATGATTGTTGGTTCTATCATTCAACCTCAATGATGTTAGGGTTTTTAACACGTTTAGCACAGGCTAATGCTCGGTGCATGGCGTTGTCACCGATAAATACATCAACAGTTACCCAGTTAACAAGGTACCATTCAGTATACTCAACCCACCAGCTATCTTCACGATAGTCTTCACGGATACGAACTTTCATTCTTCACCTTTCTTGTATGGACGATAGATATACAGAGAACATTGTTTGGCAGTACAGTTGGTTATGTCTGTACGAATACCTCCTACACAGTCATTACAGAAATTCTTAATAGCTTGTAACGGTGAAGTACGTTTTTGAGCTTTTTTTAACTCTTGTTCTTCATTCCATGCTTCAAGGAACTTACCACCTTTCTTTTGTGCATAAGCTTTTTCTTTACGCCACTGTTCAAGAGCTGCTTTTCCCTTGGCTAGTACTTCTGGATTCATCGAGCGTTTCTTTTTGACGGAGTTCATCGTTAAGTTCCATGTTCATTGTTGTACATACTCTAGCGGCTTCATTCTGGAATAGATAGCAGACTGCATCTTCCAGTTTGATATCACGACCTGCTACACAATAGTAGGCTCGATCGTAACCTTGTTTGACGAATACAAAGTATCCGTTTGACTCGGGTTGGTTCATGATACACGTACCTCGAATGTGATGTTTTCTTTAATTGACTCTTCAACAAGTTCTTGAATCATAGACCTGTCGATGTTAGAGCTGATACGATCATCCCAATCGATGTTATCATCATAGTCACAGATATCAAATTCTTCTGACATATATTGCTCGATAGCATTATAGATACGATCACTTATGATTTCTTCAACTGTTGCGGCAAGCTTATCATCAAGGTATTTGTCTACGAGAGAGGCAATAGACATGTTTTTACTGGGGTGATATACCTCATCAATTGTTTTTGCAAGAGTGTTGATTAAACAACAGACAGCTGTGTTAACACCTACTTTATCTGGACTAGACAGTGTACTCATCATACTGTGTAAGTATGAAAACGACTCATCAAGGTTGTCGTGAGTAGCAAACAGGTGATTACGGTACTCGCTTAATGGATTTTGCATATGGACTTTCAGAGTGAGGAATTTACTTCAACGAATTGAGACACGATATCTTTGAGTACATCTGGATGGA